ACCCATCCCTCCAGGAACTATTCTTCTTCTTCTGGGTTGCCGTGAAACTGGTCTTGGCATTTTATCCTCCTTTATTTGGTGGCGGGTCTGGGGGTTGAACCCAGTCCTCAAGATTATGAGGCTTGGGACTTAAACATTTGTCCTACCCCCTATGCAGTACTATTTACTACGATTGCAGTATGATTTACTGTGATGGGAAAGCCAGCCAGTAGCCAGCACCTTGCTACTTAACTTTACTGCCCTATGGTCGCCCTTTATAGGGTGGCTGACCGTCCCCAAGGATTATATCTTATCGCTATGTTGAGGCAGGGCTGGTGGGCCTACACTGTAACACATAGATGCAACTTGTGTCCTTGCATTTCCTAATGCTCACCCTGCCTAATGGGAACACGACTGCCTATCACTCATAACATAATAGTCAATATCCTGACTAGAGAGGGGGAGTATGGGGTTCCCCAGGCTTAGAATAAATCTTCATAATAATCTCTACCTCAATACCCTCCTTAAATAACTCTGGGGGAGAACCTAGGGTATGCGTATCTAAGCACTCCCCCATCATAATACGTCAGTGGCTAAAAGCATACCAATTATAGGTTAGCATACATTGTTCATTTTGTCAAGCCCTGAGCTCAGATAGTTTTTGTAATAGCCCAACAACTACACCTGGTTGTCCATGTTTAACATAGTAGTTAGCCATAGTACGAAGCTTATTAGCCAAGATAGGGTTAGTATACTTCCGAGGTCTACCCATCTTAGGTTTAACTTTCCTACTACTAGGATTTTCCGTTCTCCATTGTTCAAGCCTATGAATGAACATCCTATTGTTCCACTCCAGGAAGCACCCAACATGGAAGGTAAGTGGTACATTATTATAAACAAGGATTACAACAGCCTCTTCCCCAGGCATCATAGTGCTACCACATCCTTTACAGTTTTGTTCATGTTTTACTCTAAAGAATCTCATAGTTTTATCCTATCCCATATTTTAATCATAATAACGACCTCTAATATAATTGCCCAGAATATTAAGACTTCTTTCATATTGACCCCCTTTTCAATATCTATATATATGTATATTACATCGTGGGTTTTAACCTAACATTTTCAAATCTATTATATCTTAGCATATCCCCAAAGCTATGTCAAGTGTCCTCCAGTGGACTTGACAAACAGGCTATTTTATGATACAGTTGATATATGGATATTGAGAAAGCCAAGGAAATGAGATTGGGTGGGACTACCTATCAGGGTATAGCTTCAGAGTTTAGTGTGAGTAAGCAGTATGTCCATCAAATTCTTAGTGGTCTTGTTCCTAAGGTTTATCACACTGAAGAAAGTAAAAGACAGAAAAGACTTGCTAGTATGAAGATGAATAACCAGAAGGTTAAGGTAGAAGTTCTCACTCATTATGGTGGTGGCAAGCTGGCTTGTGTGAGATGTAGTTTTAATGATATTCGTGCTCTTTCTATTGACCATATTAATGGTGATGGGCATAGACATAGAAAGATTACTAAGCTCATGGGAAGTAGCTTATATTATAGGCTAAGAAAGGAGGGATTTCCACAAGGTTATCAGACTCTGTGTATGAATTGTCAATATATTAAGAAAATTGAAAATAATGAGTATTGACAAAAATGTCTGAGTGTGCTATCATTTTGCTTAATGGATACTCTACAAGATAAAATCAAATCCATAACAGGAAATAAGAGGCAGTTCATTCTAATGCGAGTGGCTGGGATGGATGCTGACATAGTTATGAACCTCATTGGTGTGACCAGAGGGACTTATAACTCTTGGTTCAAGAATGAGGACTTTGCTCTTGTCTATCATGAGCTTCCTACATTGGTGAAAGACCATAGGCAAGAAGCTGTTCAAATGCTAAGGAAGACTAACCAGTTAGAGGCTGTTCTTCTAGAAGGTAGGATAATAGCCCAATTAAAGCTTGAGCTAGAATCTGGTGAGTATTTCCTTGCTAAGACCAACTTAGCTAGGGAGGTCTACAGCAAACTTATGACTGATTTAGATACCCCAGCACCTAAGGCTGTATCAGGCACTTGGATGCAAAGGATAGACAACTTACAACTCATTAACCAAGAACGACTTGAAGGAGGTAAGGTAATAGATGCCGAGTTTGAAGAAATTGGCAGCGAGCAGGAGGAACATCAGGAGAGCGACCCTGTATCGGAAAGTCAATCGCCCAATGATGAGACTGCGAAGAAGACTGAGGAGTAAGGGACTCATATGGAGACATTAGCAGCTCTATCTAAGGTGGATAAGATTGCCTTGATAGGGAATCTCCTGTTTATAGATAACAAGCGAGGAATAGTAGTTCCCTTCAGATTCAATAGGCTACAAAGGTACTTTCATACTCATAAAGGGAGTAGGAATATTATTCTCAAGTATAGGCAAGGTGGATGCTCTAGTAGTATCCTTGCTGATCACTTCACAGACTGTCTTACTATTCCCCATACTCAGTGTGCAGTAGTATCCCATGAGGGGAGAGCAACTATGAGACTCCTTGATAGGGTACAATTCTTCTATGATGGAATGGAGGAGCCTAAGCCTGTATTAGGGGCAGAGAGTCGAACTGAGAAGTCTTTTCCCGAATTACACTCTAGTCTTTATATTGGAACAGCAGGAGCAAGAGCTTTTGGGCATGGGGATACTATTAAGAAGGCACTATTATCTGAGTTAGCCCTATATGAAGACTCTGATGCAGAAAGGATTCTTAATGGTGTAGAGGACGCAGTTCCTATGTTTGGGGAGTTAACAATAGAGTGTACTGCCCAAGGTGAGGATAATCTTTTCTATGAAAAATGGATAAAAGCAAGAGAAGGGAAGAGTTCCTACAAAGCCTTCTTTTTCCCTTGGTGGTGGGATGATGAATATAGAATACCTAGATTTAGCCCATTATCTTTGCCCCAAGACAAAGGAGAGCTAACTTATACTGATGAAGAGCAATTCTTAGTAGATAATCATAACCTTGATGAAGACCAGATAAGATGGCGTAGATGGAAAATAGGAGAGAAAGGGCTTCTTTTCCATTCGCAGTACCCAGAGAATGAGGTTGACTGTTGGCTTATCTATGGAGAACCTGTATTTGACCCTGGCATCTTATCTGACTTAGCTAATAGTTGCTATACTGGTGAACGCCATCTGGATGGATGGACTTTTTGGCTTCCCCCAGTAGAAGGGGTTAAGAACTATATCATAGGAGCAGATACTTCATCTGGAGCACCAGAAGGTAGCTTCAGTGCAGCTGTAGTCCTAGACCCTCAATGGCGTGTATGTGCCACATTCCAGGCAAGGCTTGAGCCACACCTCTTTGCAGGGATATTAAAAAAGCTTGCAATATGGTATAATAAGGCAGAGATAGCAGTGGAGCGTAACTTCACTGGCTATGCTGTACTTGAACAATTACTGGATTATCCTAATGTTACCCTCCAGAGGGATTTCACTTCTGGTAAGGTTACAAGTCAGCGTGGGTGGTGGACTAATGACCAAACGAGAAGTATGATGATGACTATAACTAGGGAGAATCTAGGACAGCTAAAGATGTGGGATTCTAACTTAGTGAGGCAGCTTCGTAGTTTTAGATATGTAAAACTGAAAAGTAAATATAGAGAAGAGGCACAGACCTATAATGACTTAGCTATGGCCTTTATGATAGCAGTCACTATTAGAAAAGTGTCAAGTACTGCTCATGGTTTTCAAGGTAGCAGTGATGCTTTTGGGTGGTAATAGGAGGAAATATGGAAACAAATGAAATTGTAAGGAGTATAACAGACCTCAAGAACTTTTGGCAAATAAGGAATAAGAAGTTCAAAGATTGGTATGAAATCCTTATCATGGTTGATACACTGTCTTCCAAAGGTCTTGAGTCTTATGTAAGTAATGAGCCCCAGACCTTCTATGATATGGCTCACTATCTTCTGACCAGAGGGGAGCTCACACATGCTGCTCCTATCATATCAGAGTCCTCAATAGAGCTAGATAGGAGAGCTAGGATAGATAGAGGGTGTAAATATAACTGGGTTCAGATAGATAGAGAAAGGAAGGCTGGGGGAAGTCCCTCCTTCATAGATGAGTTGGGCTTTTACCTCCTAGTTCTAGGATGGTATGCCTCAATGTTCTACTATGATAAGGATACTGGACTTCTTAGAACCCAGTTGTGGAATCCCTATGATACCTACCCATTCTTTGCTAATGGTCAGCTAGCAGCTTGTGTTCACAGTTATCCAATAACTGAGAGTGAAGCAAAGCTCAAGGCTGAACAGAATGGATGGGACTATACTAACGCATCCTCACCTGGGAGTGTAGCTAGTAATCCAAATGTTACCCTAGATGATTATTGGATGCAAAGGGAAGGTAGATGGTGGAACGCTATTCTCTACAATAGCAAGATAGTTGATGGTTGGACAGAAAGACCAGATACAAAGCTCCTTGTAGCTCCAGTAGCTGGTTTCCCTGATAAGGGAAGCCTTCTAAAAGGAAGAAGGGATTGGAAACAGCTTATAGGCAGAGGTATCTTTGAGGTAAATGAACCAGTAACTGATGCTTTCAATAAATGGAGAACTATGATAAGCCAGATACTCAGGGATACTGCACAGCCTATAACACAGGAGTTTAGCCAATCACCACAGGCTACACCTGAACAACTTCGTGAGCGTGGTGGTTTATTCCACTATGGTGTAGGTGAGAAGGGTCTTGAAAGAGTCCCCCCTGCAGCTATCCCTATTGAGATTCAGGCTAATCTGTTGGACATCCGAAGGGAACTACAGAAAGGTAGCTTTACTGATGCTGTGTGGGGGATGGTTGAGAAGCAGCCTGGATATGCTTTATCCATTATGGCT